CCGTGTGCCTTGGCCTGTTCTATGAACCAGTACACGAATGCTTCACAGTCGTCGTTGTGTACACGACTGTTGCCCTTGAGTCCAAAGTGTATGTCCGTGAAACAAGCGACCTTTTTAAAGAATGCCATCGGTTACCATTTCTTTTTCACTGGCACTTTATGATTAGTCATGTCGACTTTTTTGTAATTCACTTCTTCGAAGTCTTCACTTGTCAGTGTGCCTGTTTTCTTATATTTTTTGTTCAACGCTTTTATACCTGTCTTGTTAACAACTTTTACCTCGCCGTGTATGTTTTCCATTCTCTTTTTGTAGGCCACAGTGTTTCGATCGTTTTCTCCTTGCCTCGTGAAACTAGGCATCATGTTGTTCATTTCCAGCAGGTCATCTCTGATAGATTGATTTTTCTTTTCTAAGTTTAAAATTCTCGTGAAACTGTTTGTTATTGCCGCTGTGTAGTATGCAAAAGGGTTCTCGGATTTTGATTCGTCGAACTGCAATCCTATTTGTGATAGTTGCATCAGTGCCTGCGACTGCATCTCGTCGTTGTAGGTGTATCCTCTCCAGTTGGCTCTTGTACCATAACGCTCACACAACTTCATGAACATCAATGCTAAACTATTAGTAATTTTTCCGTGATCAACTGAGAAATATCCGTTACTCATTCCTCCAACCCAGTGCGATTTTCCAACACATATAAGTTTACCTTTTTTATCTATCTTGTAGTGTTGGAAAGGAGGGAAGTTTACCTTGCTGTGATGGTCCGCCACACTTTTTGGATTTTTCTTTCTTTCCGCATCCATTGGTATATGATCAAACATCATGACTCTAAACACAAGATCGGTCTTTTCAATTTTTCTTGTTGAAACTGTGTAGTCAGATAATTTTATTTTTTTCAATCCAGACGCTTTTGCTTCTTCCCAGGCCTGTTGTGTCAATCTTTTAGATTTATTTTTTCTTGCCATTGCTACTGCGTTGGCATTGATCTTTTTGAGATTTGGCACGATCAAATCGTACTGTGCGTCCTCCGGAGTAACGTAAGAGCAATATGTGTTTTTGCTGGCATGTATTTGTGCCAATAGATCTCGATTGTTTAGGTACTTCACTCGTTTCATAATTATCTTTCATTTAAGTTAAAGTGACCACAAACAGGTCTGTTGAATGGTGCCGTATGGGAATTAAATACGCCTAAAATAATGCCTATAAATATAGTTAAAGTATACGAAATTTTACAAAGGAAAGCAACCATAAAATGTCATTGTTAGGTAAAGGTATAGGGTTTGTCAGCAAAACAGTAGGTAGGCTGTTGGGTGCTGGTATTTCTAATAACTCACGTTTGCAAAAAGCGTCAGCAAACTGGTCAGACAGAGACTCAAGGAAAGACTGGCGTGTGCGTTTGACCATACCCACAAATTCACCATTGCAAAACACGTTTTTCAACAACAATCCTAAGATGGCACCTTTGAAACCCAACAATGGTATATTTTGGCCGTTAACACCGTCGATGATCATACAGCATTCGGCCAACTACAATACGTTGGAACAAACACACAGCAACTATCCGCATTACGCATACAACAATTCACAAGTTGATCAGTTGAACATTATTGGCGAATTTCCTGTGCAGAATCCCGAAGATGCGAGACACTGGGTTGCCACAATTAATTTTTTAAGAGCAGTCACAAAAATGTTTTTTGGACAAGACGAAGGAGATGGCTTAAAAGGTAATCCACCTCCTATATTACACTTGTCTGGATATGGTGACAGGATGTTCAATAAGGTTCCCGTTGTTGTAAACACTTTCAACTGCGAACTTAAATCCGGTATAGATTACATATCCACAAGAGAAATGGGTCAGTACGAAAGATCAATAGCAGGTGGTGTACCTGACATGGTGCTTAATTTTCTAAGCAATGGCATATGGAAAGATGTCAAAGGTGACCTTGCAGATTACACAAAAAATGTTGAACAGACATGGGCACCAACTTTGTCAAACATATCAGTGCTTGTGACTCCTATATACTCTAGAGATAGTGTACAAAACTTTTCTATGAGAAAATTTGTTACTGGACAATTAGACGGCAAAGGTAAAGATTCGATAGGATTCATTTAATGGCACGATACAGCAACACATCACCGTATTTCGAAACTGAAGAATTTGCAAATTATCTTGATATTCTCAATCCAAGAACATTGACAGCGGAAACAGATGACCAAGTTTACACGGTAGAGAGAACATACGCTTTCAGACCAGATCTTTTAAGTTACGACCTTTATGGCACGCCAAGATTATGGTGGGTGTTTGCCCAAAGAAACCCAGATAAGTTGGAAGACCCGATATATGATTTTAAACCAGGCGTAGTAATAAAGTTACCAAAAAAGGAAAACCTGCTTAAAGATTTAGGAGTTTAGGCTAATGGTTTTTTCAAATCCTAACCAAGACAGAGCAAACGAAGAAAATCAAATATTAAAAGAGAATGCTAAAAACTCATATGTGAGTGATTTAGCGGTACCTAATCCATTATTCAAATTTGCCTCTGTGAATTATCTTTTTACATTGTCTTGTTTAGGACAGGAAGATCTAACCAACACAAAATCATTACTTACGTCTGCGCCTCATGATATCATAATCAGAAGCAGTGGGTTAGGTGGAGACACCAACAGCACTGTTGGAGAAGGATTAATGCCTTCAGCCGATAAAATTATAAAATCAGGTATTAACGAAACTGAAAGAAAGTACAGGACAGCGGAAAGGGTGAAGAGTGTATTTGACAAACCCAGAGACATTTATTTCAAGTCGGTGACAATGAACAGCATTCCGCCTAACAACCAAGAAAGAAGTTTTACCACTGTCACGAGCATCAATATGGAGATTGTTGAACCTCAAGGTATAACTTTGCTTGATAGGATTAGGGCAGGTGCGGCGAACAATGGATATTTTGATCATCTCGACGCTCCCTATCTTTTGACTGTGGAATTTATTGGATTCGATGAAAAAACACAGATGCCATTGGACAACAACGAATTAAAAAATTTAAAGAGAGTGATACCGATCAAACTTGTTGACATGAACCTTGACGTAAATCAAGGTGGATCTATATATAATTGCGTTGCAATTCCTTACAATGAATTTGGATTTTCAAATACATACCTTTATCCTAGGACCAGTGGTAGTGTGGTTGGCGAAACAATTGAAGAAGCCTGCCAGTCTATCACACAAATATTGAATAATCAAACCCTAGATGAAGCCGCAAAAAATTTAGTTTACCTACCAGACGAGTACAGTGTCACAGTGGATAGTGCATTTAAGAATTCACCGTTTGAATTTTCTAGTATTAGGTCCACAGGTTTCCAACCGCAAGATGTCCCACCATCGCAAGGTTTCAAAACCACTAACACCCAACAGATTGTAAAATTCAACACAAACAATTCCATACTGACGGTGTTAAAAGAGATATGCAGGGCATCTCCGCAGTTCGGCAACAAAGAATTTAAAAAGTGGGAGAAAAAGGTCAAGTACGATCTTACAAGGGCACAGATAAATTCAGGCAATCAAGGAGTGTATGATGCTAGTCAAGACCAGTCTATGTATTTCATGAGTTATAAAATATCAACCACGATCACTCCTTTGAAAGGATGGGCAAACTGGGATCAAAAGAGACAAACGCACAAGAAAAAAATAGGAATACACATATCACCTCATTACATACACGCTTACAGTTTGTCGATACCAGGGGTCAGTACTGGACAAAAATTTAAAAATTTTGTACATAAAAAATATAATTACATCTTCACAGGAGATAATGTAGATGTGCTTAACCTAGATATCAATTATAGGTTGGCATACTTTCAGTCTCGTCTCAAGGACGTGGAAGCGGACAGCAGAGCAATACAGTATAGAAGCACACCGGAATCCAAAGAAGAGGGTCCTAGATACGGTGACGATTTTGTGCAAGATGGAAGTCATATAGTCAAGCACGAAGTGGGCACAGTCAAAAGTTCAGGTGACAAGACTGCTGAATCTTTTTTCCTGTTAGACCAATTGCAAGACGAATTATCTAATCCTCTGGCAGACATGGTAAATGTCCAAATGGAGATTTTAGGCGATCCTGCATGGATATCTCAGTCGCAATTTATTCCATTAGAATTATTCAATAGCGAACCGGGACGTTCGGGCAGAGCCGAAGTTAAAAATATGGACTATTGGCAAGGTGGAAAAAATTTAATTTGGAATGACAAATTCAAATGCTACAACACAGATGTAGCAGATCCGGTTATTCTCCTAAATTTTAGAATGCCTAACGACTTGGATGACAAAAGAGGTGTGTATGAAATAGCCGACGGCAAGTCAACAACTTTTACAGGACTCTATAGAGTGGTTGGAGTAACACACAACTTTGATTCCGGCTCTTTCACGCAAACCTTAAATATGGTTAGGTTCAAAAATCAAGGAATTAAAATAAGCAAACCTATTGAACAAATGAGAACATATAGTTTTAAATCTGGTGAATCGTATGTAACTGACACTGTTGGATCTGCTGAGAGGATGGCAAATATATTTAGGAACACGTCGGTAGAAATAAAAAATGTGGAAAACATCTTTGGTAAAATTAAATCATTTACTAAACGATTTGAGAACATCAAAACAAAAGTTAGGAATTTTTTTAGTTAATGTCTAAGTTGAGAACAAATTTAAAAGGACACGTATCAACGTCGGCGCCACCAGACAAGGATGAATCTTGGTCGGTTGATAAAGCGGGTCCTTACATCGGAGTGGTCAAGGGAAACAAAGATCCTGCAAGAATGGGACGTCTGAATGTATTCATTCCTGCATTGGCTAAAACAGACAAGGCTCTCAAAGACAATCTTGTAATTTGTGAATATCTTTCACCGTTTTATGGAGCAAAAGATATTGCACACAATAGTTCTAGTTCGTCCAAACACGAATTTTCGCAACACTCGTTTGGTTTTTGGGGAGTACCACCTGACATAGGAACAAGGGTATTGGTCATATTTGCAGAAGGAAAAATGTCACAGGCGTTTTGGATAGGCTGTATACAGGAACCTTTGACAAATCACATGACTCCCGGTTTGGCGGCAAGTGATAAAACATGGGACAAGGGTGGAGGTGGAAGACCAGGTGCGGCTTCATCGAATGTCGATAAAGAGAAAGTATACGGAACCAAAAAGGTTGTTGCAGGCGAAATAAACAGAGTGACTAGCCAGGCTTCGATTGATCCGGTCAAAAATTACGACAACATTCCATTACCTATTCATCCATTCAGTAACACTTTACTTGAACAAGGATTGATAGAAGATGAAATTAGAGGTACCACTACATCATCCGCGAGGAGAGAGACACCTAGCCAAGTGTTTGGTATCAGCACTCCCGGTAGGCTTAATACACAGACACAGAAGAAACAAGTAGGTCCTGTTGACGAGTTATCAAATGAAAACGTGGTGCGTGACGCAGGACATACATTTGTTATGGACGACGGAGATGTCAACGGGCAGAATCAACTGTCAAGAATACGGACGTCTTCGGGTCATCAATTACTAATGCATGACACAGACGGAATCGTATATCTAGCCAACGGATCAGGAAAAAGTTGGTTGGAGATGTCTCCTGATGGCAAAATTTACATTTATGCACAAGATGGATTTAATTTGAGATCGGATGGAAATTTTGATCTGCACTCTGGAGGTGACATAAATTTCCATGCAAAAAATAGTATTAAATTTACAGCGGAGTCAGAAATTGTAAACAATGCAAATATTTTATTGAACTTGGGTAAAGGCGGCATATTCAACACATCACAAGAAGGTACAATAAGCAGTTACAGTAAATCCGGAATCAGTTCATTCACTGGCGGAATGCAACTGCATGGGGGTAAAGGCACTCACCTTGCAGGCGGACAGATACATTTCAATAGTATTGCCCCTAGTCCCGATTGGGGACCTGGTTGGCTTAATCCACAATCTGCAGGAATAGTTTACGATGAGTCACAGAATGATGTTAATATAGCGGTAGGACCTGGCCAGAGATTGATAGCAAATACTAAAAAAACTTTGACCACAGTGCCTAACCTTGTTACACACGAGCCGTTTGAGAGAGCACCGTCGGCGGTAAATGAAAATGTGTCGCAATGGGAAGATCCTGTGAAATGGAAACAACTATCAGAAACTCCGGGTACATTGGAATACATGGCACAGAAGAACAGAGAGTCTGATGTGGAATATATCAGAGAATTACAATTTTTACAAGACAGTAAAAAATATATAGAATTCAAATCAGGATTCGTTAGACCAAACATAGGCGATATTGCAGGCAGTGTCACAAGCAGTTTACAAAATACAAACATAGGAAAATCTTTGCATGGCGTAACACAAAAATTAGATATTGGAAAAGCCAAACAGTTCAGTGATGATTTCTCAAAGACATATTCCAAGTTGTTTAACGTTAAATCTTCGTTCCAGAATCTATCCACTAAAAATTTAAGCAACATCTTGACATCTAAAGTTGTTGCAGGTAGAATTACAAGTGTTGCTTCTAAAATATCAGGCACACTCCTTGGCAGAACTTCTGCCAACAACTTGCCACCGTCATTGCGAGGAACATTAGGTGGCAGATTCACACAGATAGGATCAGCATTCAAATCACGAATAGGCGGAGCCGCTAAAGCGATAGGTTCGTTCTTTAAAGGGTTTTTTTAAGGAGTAAATATAGTATATGGCGTACGGGGACAACACAAATAATTCAAGTAATGCACAAGGCGTTACCTTTAAAGGATTTTCATCAAGAGCAGATAGGCAAAACTATAAGATTTATGATTTTGAGTGTGCTAAACAGGATCTCATAAATCGTTTGTCGGTACGTAAGGGCGAAAGAGTGGAGAATCCTGAGTTTGGCACAATCATATACGACTGTATATTTGAACCGTTGACTCCTGCACTACGAGAAGAAATTGCAGAAGACATCACTGAAAACTTAAACGCCGACCCACGTATATCTACAGAATCCATTGATATCACAGCATTGGACCATGGAATTGCAATACAGGCATCTGTGAGATATGTACCATTAGACATCACAGAAAAATTGCAGTTCAATTTCGATGAAAACTCGTTGTTACGCCTATCTTAAAGTACGCACATAATTTAAAATATAAATATCCGTACAAACAGTATGGCCACAACAGATAGACAGAACAGATTACTTGTAGCGGAAGATTGGACAAAGATCTACCAGGCCTTCCAGCAGGCAGACTTCAAAAGTTATGATTTCGAAACGTTGCGTAGAACAATGGTTTCATACATTAAAGAGAATTACCCAGATGATTTTAATGATTTTGTTGAAAGTTCTGAATATGTTGCACTCATAGATTTGATTGCCTACATAGCACAGTCCTTATCTTTCAGGGTGGATTTAAATGCCAGAGAAAATTTCATAGAAACAGCCGCGAGAAGAAGTTCGGTTTTACGACTTGCTAGATTAATCAATTACAATGCGAAGAGAAATTTACCAGCAACTGGTCTGTTGAAGATAGATTCTATTTCAACAACACAAGATGTGTTGGACTCGTCGGGAACAAATTTATCTAATCAAACAATAAATTGGAACGACGGAGCGAATTCAAATTACAGAGAGCAGATCACTTCCATTTTAAACGCGGCAAATCAATCAGGTCAACTGTTTGGCAAACCCAGGGAAGCGGATCAGATAGGCGGAATCAAGACAGAAATATACACGCTTTCATCTAATCAAAACGACTTACCGATCTTCAGTTTTAGGAAGACAGTAGGTGGAGTTCAAAGAAGTTTCGAGATTGTGCCAGCAACAATTAAAGACTCAGAATCAATCTATGAAGCGGACCCCATTCCAGGAACAGGACTCACATATGCTTACAGGACAGACGGATCCGGAGACAGTTCAAACAATACAGGTTTTTTCCTTTTATTCAAACAAGGTACAATAGAAAATTTAGATTTCACATCCGATGTTGCAATTACAAATTTTGTTAAAGAAATTCCAACAAACAACATCAACAACTCAGACGTTTGGTTGTATAAGTTAGATCAATTTGGTCAAATAAATGAAAAATGGTCTAAGGTGGAAGCAAAGTCAGGCAACAATGCAATATACAATTCATTGGCCAAGGGTGTCAGAAGCATTTACAACGTTGTAACAAAAACAGATGACTCAGTAGACTTAGTCTTTGGAGATGGAAATTTTTCAGAGATACCCATCGGTACCTTCAGAACATATTACAGAGTAAGCGACAATGCCAAGTATGCTATTCAGCCTTCGGATATGCAAAACATCGCGATATCTGTACCATACATAGATGCCAATGGAGCACAACAAACTCTTTCATTGAATTGCAGTTTGAAAGCATCTGTCTATAATTCAGCCGCGACAGAATCCAATGAATCTATAAGAGAGAAAGCACCACAAGTATTTTATGCACAGGACAGAATGATAACAGCAGAAGATTATCAAGTGGTTCCGCTTTCCGCATCACAAGAAATTATTAAATCAAGAGCAGTTAACAGATCTGCTTCGGGAATATCTAGAGCCAAAGAAATTTTAGATCCAACTGGTGCATATTCGAATGTAAATGTTTTTGCCGATGACGGTATCCTATACAGAGAGGAAACAACACCGTATTTTTCATTCAACTTCACTAATAGAAATGAAATACTATCAATGATAAACACCAACGTAGAAGCAAAACTTAAAGAAGCCTATGCAAGACAGTTCTATTATCTAAAATATGGATCTAAAGATTTATCGTCTTTATCGGCAACGTGGAATTCGACAACAACATCTACAAACTCCAATACTGGATATTTTACAACAGGCTCTGGTGCATTAACCACAGGAGTTTATGCCACGTCAAATTTAAAGTACGCCAAAAAAGGATCTTTGATTAAATTCACGTCACCAGACACTCGAGAATTTTTAAATGACAAGTTAGTGACAGCGGGCACTGAAAACGCGGAAGACAGAAAATGGGCGAAATTGGGAGATGTGGTCGGAGATGGCGCCAATAGCGGTCTAGGAAATTTAGAAAATGGCAACGGTCCACTTACTCTTGCTGACATTATTCCAAATGGCTCTAAACTCACTTCGATCTTTCCGAACTTTACAACTTCGTTTTCAGACACTTTGAAAAATGATATTATAGACCGGGTAGAGGCATTTGAAAAATTTGGTTTGCGATACGATGTAGATAGCGAAACTTGGAAAGTAATTACATCTACAAATCTAAGCAGTAGCAAAATTTTCAATTTGAACAATGCAGGTTCCACAGCGGGCATCAACAATGACGCCAGTTGGTGGTTTGACTTCGACAACGATGGAAACACGTACACGGTAACATACAGAAGTCTTGAATATATTTTTGAATCTGCCGGACAAAATAAATTCCATTATGATAAACAAGAAAAAATTTATGATTACAAGTTAGGAACAGCAGTCAAAGACACAGTCAAGGTACTGTCGACTAATTCTATAGTATCAACTGCAAGTTCTATCGGCTATCCAATTAATTGGCAAGTTGTAGACACTGTGACAGAATCAGATGGTTACCAGGACAACAGGAAAGTCAAAGTTGGGTTCTATGACAGCGACGATGACGGGGTTGTTGATAATCCAGAGATATTTGATATCTTTATTGAGCCTGATGTTACAGTTGCTAACAAGTTTGTATTTTTTGAAAAGTACATAGGATACAATTCAATTGAAAGATTTAGACCTTACGCGGCAACAAACTTTGTGGTATCGGAAAACGAATCAGATATCACTTTATCCAGCACGGTATATGACAATGGTCAACTGTTTTATTTTTATGCCGACGACGAGGATGTTGTTAAAAAATATGATTCCACAACAAACACCCTTGCAACTACCACAGATTATTATGCCAGACGTGGAAGAAGCAGTATATCATTCCAATACAAACATCATGCCGGACAGGAAACACGTATAGATCCTTCAGTGTCTAACATTGTTGATGTATACATGCTGGAAAGATCATACGACGACTTGTTTAGAGTTTGGTTGCAAGAAGGCGGAACCGAACCTACGCCGTCTACTACTGATCAGTTGAGAATAAGTTATTCAGGTTTTTTAAATCCAAAAAAATCTTTATCGGACCAAATCATATATCATCCAGTGAAATACAAGATATTATTTGGATCAAACGCAAACGAGCAATTACAGGCAACCTTCAAGGTTGTTAAAAACACCAAAACCAATGTCACAGACGCAATTATAAAAACAAGAGTTATACAAGCAGTCAATGAGTTTTTTGCGTTGGATAATTGGGACTTTGGTGATACTTTCTATTTCACAGAACTGGCGGCATATGTACACCAACAATTGGCACCGGATCTGTTGACAGTCGTGATAGTGCCTAATCAATCTGGACAGAGTTTTGGGTCTTTATTCCAGGTTGAATGTGCATCCGATGAAATTTTCATTAGTGGGGCCACCGTTAATGATGTGACTACAATTACTGCTTTAGGAGCCAACCAATTGTTGGCGTCTGGCAATGTAGTGACGTCTACTTCTACAACAAGTTCAAACACAACAACAGGATCGGCGGTATCAGGCTCTACTACATCAGGTTCAGGTTCAAGCACTGGCAGTAGTGGGGCAGGTTACTAATGGCTGACACTCCTATCAATTCAACAGCAAACCAAGAAGTTGTTTCCGAAAACGGCAGAGAATTTAGGCGGACGATTGCTCATTTACCTGCGTTTTATAGAACAGATACAAACGAAAGATTTTTATCAAGCACCCTCGATCCATTGGTTCAAAAAGGATCACTGGAGAGATTGGATGGTTTCATAGGCAAACAGGATGCCTATACAAGGAAGATCAGTGACAGGTATGTCACTGCCACTGACAGAAATAGATTTGCTTATCAATTGGATCCTGCTGTAACCTACACAGATAAAGACACCACTTCGATCAATCCTGAGGACCAAGTTAAATTCACAGGTACATATGATGATTATATCAATCAAATAAAATTTTACGGTGGAAAAGTAAACAATCATGATAGATTAAACAAGGAAACAGTTTACTCTTGGAATCCTGCAATTGATTATGATAAACTTATCAATTACAGAGAATATTATTGGATGCCGGAAGGGCCTGCCACTGTTGAGATAGATACAGTAGGACCAAACGCTGTTGCTGAGTACAGGGTTCAAATTACTCCAGATGACGGCAGTAGCACACGTAGTTGGAAATTCCCTCACCGTACAGAAAACAATCCTATTTTAAAATTGTATAGAGGTAACACTTACAAATTTAATGTTGATGCAAAAGGTCATCCGTTTTGGATAATGACTGAACCATACAAGGACAAAATTGCCGCGGATGGTTCTACGTCAACGATCTATTCAACGGGTGTAACAAACAACGGTGCCGACGACGGCATAGTCACTTTCACTGTTCCTACTTCAGGACCAAGTGTGTTGTATTACCAATGTGGCAATCACGAATCTATGTACGGTATTCTTCAAATTCATGATGTGTCAGCCACTCATAAAATTGATCCAGTAAAAGATATCATAGGTTGTAAAAATTACAGTTTGAGAACACTTGACCTATCAAATGGGATGAAGATAAGTTTCGCCAACACAAATGTGACTTCTGCATATCAGGATAGAGAATATTATGTTGAGGGCGTTGGACATTGTATAACCTTAACAGATACGGATGATTTAATTACACCTGAAAAATATGCGACAGAAACAACAATACTGTATGATACAACTGCTTTTGACAGCAGACCATATGCGAAAGCATTTTATAGACCGGAGACCAAAGATTACATCACAATCAAACGAGACTCGCCTGATAAAAATGCCTGGTCAAGATACAATAGATGGACACATAGAGCAGTCATTGAGGAAGTTGCGAGAATAGGCGGGTACACACCAGTACTTAAAGAAGAAGATCGTGCAAAAAGACCCATTATAGAATTTGATTCGGGCATAGAACTGTTTGATCACGGCACTTCGGCAAAAAGATCAGTCACACTTATTGACGACGTCACTACAGATGTTTTCAGCACAGTAGTAAACAAAACTGGTTACATTGTAGATGGATTGGCACTTGAAGACGAAATGCGTGTTTTGTTCACAGCAGACACTGATCCTACAGTAAAGAATAAAATTTATAAAGTTAAATTTGTTCAAGGTTCAGACAGTAGCAAGGTAATTGCCTTGACTACCGAGGCGGACACGGACCCTGCAGACAAGGAATCTGTGTATGTTGAATTTGGAACAAACAACCAAGGCAAAACAGTTTATTACAATGCGGATAAAGAGCAATGGGTTGATGCACAGAAAAAGACTAAGGTAAATCAGCAACCTTTGTTCAATTTGTATGACGACGATGACAATGTCCTTTCTGATCTGACCGTATATCCAAACAGTGATTTTGTTGGAGCCAAGGTATTTGAATTTGCAACTTCCGACACAGCGACAACAGATACGGTGTTGGGTATGAAAGTGAAATACAATACAATCAACAACGTAGGAGACATAGTATTCAAATCGGATCATACCAATGGAACTTTTACTTACAGGGAAGGCACAACAACAAAAGAGGTCAATCTTGCAACGGCGCACCTACACTTCAATGGGGTTCTTGCCGACACAGAGCAAAGTGCGTGGAAGAAGAGGAAATTCGAAAGCAAACAAAGAGTTGTTAGAACATTTATAGTTGACGCAACAGAAAAAAAATTATTTCCAATTGATTTCTATGAGAATTCCGCAACCTTGACAGATATAGAAATTTCTGTCTCGGTGAACAGTGTGAGGAAAACACTTTCTACGGATTACACCATTGTAGATGGCACGGTGAACAAATACGTCAGTTTCAATGATGAATTGGATGTTGACGATTTTGTCAAAATTTTAGCATACAGCAGTGCGGATAAAATTGATGACAAAGGAATATATGAGATTCCCGAAAACTTGTCTGTAAATGCACACAATGACACTATTGGCGATTTTACATTCGGTCAGGTGCTGGCCCATGTAAAAGATATTTTCGAGAAAAACACGGACGTCACAGGCATCATACCGGGAAATAGCAATCTAAGGGATAAGCCTGATTCTAGGCACATAGGCGGCACTATACAACAGCACGGTGGTTCGTTACTGCCTGCTGTGTTTTCTTTGTTAGATCAAAAGGCCAACTTGATCAACGCTATAACTTTCAACAGCAACGAGTATGAAAAATGGTACAATTCTTTTTTAACATATGGTGTTGGTACTGCATATGAAGGAGTGGCGGCCGACAGAGTTGACGAAATTATCCAAGAACTAGTAAAAGGCAAGACAAACAAATTTGAATTCTATCACGAGGACATGGTAGGATACGGTGAAAATGTTTCTGTGAGAACTTACACTGTGAATGATGCACAAGAAGTTGACTACGCTATAGATACACAGTTCGATCCCACAATTACAAGCAATCGAGCAGTGTACGTGTACCTAAATGACGTGCTACTTTTACTTGGCACAGATTACACTTTCAGCACAACTGACGATAGTATAAACATAACAAAAACACTCGCAGAAGGCGACAAGATCAAGATTAAGGATTATCCCGACACAACCGGAAGTTACATTCCGACAACACCTACGAAATTAGGTATGTATCCAAAGTTCACGCCGGAAAAATTTACAGACACCACTTACACCACCGATACAGAAGTGATCAGACGGCACGATGGTTCGATAATAAAGGCATACGGCGATGAAAGAGATGATTTAATATTAGAACTTGAAAAAAGAATTTATAATAATTGCAAGGTTGCCTATGATGCCACATTATTGGATCACAACGAGGTAATACCGTCAGCATTCAAATCAACGGAATATAAACTTGCTGAAGTGAATGATATCATGAGTTCAGATTTTTATGTTTGGGCAGGAAAAAATGCTGTGCAGTATATCAACAACACACAATTCAAAGAAGGATCACCGTTTACTTACAACTATGCTAGAAGCACAGATAGATTAAATTCTCAGAAACTGCCTGGATACTGGAGAGGCATATATCAATACTTTTTTGACACAGATGCTCCACATCTAAGACCCTGGGAGTGCATAGGCCATTCGGAGAAGCCTGCAGATTGGGAGAGCAAATACGGTGTGGCGCCATACACCAGAGGAAATGATGTGCTCTGGAATTACATAGCCACACATCCAAGCAGATATGGAAAACCAGATATTACAACATATCTTCCGGTCAATGAATCGGGAGAATTATTAGATCCGATCGCGGCAGGCATTATAAAAGACTTTGACGTGCCAGGACGACAAGCGACATGGAAATTTGGTGATCATGCGCCGGCAGAAACAGCATGGAGAAGATCGAGTGCGTATCCATTCTCGATAGTAAAATTACTTGCATTGACCAAACCTGCAAAATTTTTCAGTTTGTATTTTGATAACTCAAGATTGAAAAAGAACAAATCTGATAATCTAGTCAGTTCGGAAACAGGTATTAGGCAACAACTTTCAAGTGCCAAATATCATCTCGAAACAGAAACCAATATTCTAACGAATGTTACTAAAACTTTTAGTACTGGTGGTTACCAACCGTTACTGGTCAACTATCTCATAAGTCAAAATTTAGATGTGGAAACGTTTTTGTATAAAAAGTTTAAAAATTTAGATGTGCAACTGGCATACAAGTTGGGAGGATTCTCCGACAAGCAAAATTTAAAAGTTCTTACAGACAGTGTATCTCCGGGATCAACATCTGGCAGTAAATTTTTACCAGACGAAAACTATAAAATTTTATTCCGAACGTCAAATCCTGTTGATACATACAATTTTTCAGGAGTGCTTATAGAAGCCAACACAGATACCGCATTGGATGGATCCACGCTTCTAGGTGGATATAAAGTGTTAGGTTATTCGACGTCGGAACCTTTTTTCAAATTTTTATACCCGGTAGCGGGTAACATCAACAGCAAGGTGCAAGTTGACGGGGTTGAAGTGCTAGAATACAACACGTATCAAGAAGATGTGCAGACTATACCATATGGTCACGTGTTTACAACCAAACAGGAAGTGGCTAATTTCTTATTTGGTTATGGCAAATACTTAGAATCACGAGGATTCAAATTTGATAAATTCAGCACAGAAATCAGAGAGGTGTTGAATTGGAGAACTGCTGTGAGAGAATTCTTATTCTGGACCACACAAAGTTGGTCACCGGGATCTTGTATCACAGTATCGCCAGCGGCTCAAGGATTAAGTCTAGAAACTTCAAACACCATTGTAGGAAGTCTTAGAAACAAACTAGGTGAATATTCGGTGTTGGATGCCGGTGCTAGGATAGTTGATACAAGAGATGTGTCCACAAAGAGACTAGGCAAAACATTTGACATAGAGATCAAAGATACAAAGATTGGCATGTATAATCTTGATATTTCGACTGTGCAAAAGGAACACGTTTTATTGTTTGACAACAAAACTGTGTTCAATGACATAATTTATGACAAAGCAACAGGCTTCCGACAACCAAGATTAAAATTGGTTGGATGGAAAACAGGCGGATGGAACGGAGATTATTATGCTCCTGGGTTTGTTTTTGATTCTGCAAAAGTAACGTATTGGTCAAGGAACACAGATTACAAAATTGGGGATTCGATAGAATACCAAGGTAAGTTTTATGTTGCGTTAGTCAACCATAATTCCGGAACAGATTTTGATAACTCCAATTGGAAGATTAAATCGGAAAAACCTGCATCTCAACTTATACCAAATTTTGATTACAAGATATCTCAATTTAGGGATTTCTACAATCTTGAGTCAAACAACTTTGATGAATCGCAACAGAATCTTGCACAGAGGCTTATAGGGTATCAAAGTAGAGACTATCTTGAAAACCTATTTGTAAATGATATTTCACAATACAAGTTTTATCAAGGATACATCAGAGAAAAAGGAACTGAAAATGCAATCACTAGATTGTTGAAAGCCAAGTACGAGGATCAAGACATCAACCTCGACATATATCCTGAATGGATGATAAGAACTGGAGAAATAGGAAATGTAGATGCCAAAACAAGCCATCAGATATTTCTCAAAGAAGACGAGATTGTTTCCAATCCACAGAGTATAGAATTAGCAGATACCAGTAATGACACAAAAAGTTACATCAAGTCATTGCAAATCAGTAAGGAAAATTTTTATTCGGCACCTATCGAGTACACTGCGGCAACAACCTTTGGCAAAAAAGATTACACGAAACCGGGTGTTGACAGGGAATTTGTACAGACATATAAGACTGCAGGTTATCCGCAGTTACCACATGTGCAACACACATTATTTTCCATCGACGACTTACTTACATTTGATCATACAAAAATAGACAGAAATGATTTAATATGGATAGCAAACAAATCCAATAAAGACTGGGACGTGTTCAGAGTTACAAATTCTGGCGTAAGAATAAACACAGTAAGAAGGCAAAACTCTGCCACAGAACTAGAGATAGAAACTACATCTAGTCATTTGCTACAACAAGAAACAAACAGGAATGAAGCGGATTACGTCATGTTGAAAAATTCGGCACAGCAAGAATTAGACGGAATCTACAAAGTCAAAGAAGTTGTGGACCATAAAACTTTTGTCATAGATTATTCTGAGACAACGAATTTTATTCCACAAGTCAATGAGGACGGTTCAACAGCAGATACCTATGGGCAGATCTTCAAGTTTGTATCGGTTAGGTTAGCATCGATGAACAATGTCAACGATAGATTACCATATCATGAATACAAGGATAAAGCAAACAGCACTCAACAGATTGAAGGTGACAAGGTCTTTGCCGATGCAGACAGCAACGGATTATGGAGCGTTTACGAAAAGCAAAATCCATACACGCAGGTGAGACAACTTTCTCCTGATAATGCAACAGATACCCAAGATTTTGGGTGGAAGGTATTGGCGAGAGCAGATGCTAGATCCATTATTGCGTCTGCTCCATCCAAAGGACAGGGAGAGGTACACTTCTTTAACAGGTCGCAAAACACGGCAGGATCCACTTTGTTCGCCACCGGTACCAACACAACAACCACAGGAAACGATAACACCAGTAAACTTGGCTACTCACTATCAATGAGTACTGATGAAAACTTTGTTCTAGCAGGTGCACCTTATTCTAATTCGGTAGGTCAGGATGGAAGCACGAGATTCAACGATGCTGGTGCAGTAGAATCATATATTTGGAATCCATCGTCTTTCACATATGGTTTCATCTCAACTTTTTTACCACCGACAGACGAAACAGGACAAAATTTTGGATGGGCACATAAAATTGTAGAACCCGGCGTGTCATCTACGAGATCTACAGCACAAAAATATATGTTTATATCCGCACCTGGACTTTCATCAGACAAAGGACGAGTTTACATGTATGAGTGGGGCATTGGTGCTGACGGATCGACATATGATACATGGACTCAATGTTTGACTATAGATTCGCCGGCAGGTGGAGCAGGACAAAGATTTGGACACCAAGTTGAATGCAGTGACGACGGAAATATATTAGCCATTAGTTCATTGGCGCCAGGCAATGCAGGTAAAGTAGAAATTTTTGTTAGAACATCACAGTCAAGTGACGACAGTGTGCAACATTCTTTCAATTTAGTGCAAACCTTGACAGGTGTATCATCAGACGGATCAAGTTTAAACACAAGATTTGGTGATTCGATCACAATGACAAAAGACGGATCCACACTCGTAGTAGGTGCTCCAGGCCATGATGACAGTTCACAGACAGACGGCGGGGCAGTTTTTGTATACAAATGGGACGCCAACAACGATTCAACTTTATTATACACACTTGATCATACATTAAAGGCACCTGACACTGCTACAAATATGCAATTTGGTTCCTCAGTGCATGTAAACAACACAGGAAACAGATTGGTTGTAGGTGCTGAGATGTTTAGCACATTTAGAGAAACAAAAATAGACTCAGGAGATACAACATTCGATCTCCAAGACACAAGATTCGTTGATATCAACGTAGGTTCTGGAGGTTGTTACACAGCAACCAAATACAATACTGAATTTGTAGTTGATGATTTGCTTGTAACAGACAGTGTGTCGGCGGGTGATAATTTTGGAAAAGGTGTATTTGTTACTGACAACACTGTGATAGTAGGTGCACCAGCGGACGAGGGACATGAAGATGTATCAAATGATGGATCAATTACTTTATTTGATTCCACTGTCTCTAACGAGTATGCATGGAGACGTATATCACAAGAAACGCATTTTGTTGATATTGACAAAATGGGACAAGTATTTGATTATGATTCAGGCACCAACCAAATTAGAGATTGGTATGACTTGTATGATCCAATACAGGGAAGAATTTTAGGAATAGCGGATAGAGAAATAAACATCAAGACACCATGGGATCCTGCTGTGTATAACGCCGGTACAAAAGCAGATGAAAAAAATGCTTGGTTAGAAAATCATGTGGGAGAAGTATGGTGGGATCTTTCAAAAGTAAAATGGTTATGGTACGCACAAGGCACACAAGAATACAAAATTAATAATTGGGGAAAAACTTTTCCTGGATCCAGCATTGACATCTATGAATGGATAGAATCACCATTACTGCCAAGCGAATACAACACGCTTGCCAACACAGATGCAAGTAATCAAAGGTTCACAGGGTTGCAAGGAACACCATTAGATGTCACAGACAACAGTTACTCTGTTAGGCAAAAATATAATTCGGAACTGGATGCATTTGTGCCTGTTTATTATTATTGGGTAAAAAATAGAGTTGATGTTCCAACAAACAGTGTCGTGAAAAGAAAAAATTCTACTTCTTTTGTAAAAAATGTTATAGAAAATCCAAAAGGATTAGGTTTCAAATTTTATGCAGTGTCCGACGCCAACAAATTTTTGATCTGGAATGTATCAAGACTTAACAGGGACAGAATAGTACTTAATTTTGATACCAAGACAAATACAAACGACATAGGTACCCATTCTATTTGGAAATTGGTTAGGGAGTCTGATCCATCGTTCAGGCCAGGTACAGTCATAGAGAAGAAATGGTGGGATAGTTTGATCGGACAAAATTCCGAGGGCGACACAGTGCCTGATCTAGACCTTCCGGTGTATGAACGATACGGAAATAGAACACGTCCTAGGCAGAGTTGGTACGTGGACAGGTTCTCGGCCTTAAAAGAAGTTATACAGTACGCAAATTCTGTATTAGTGAAACCACAACTAGCAGGCACAATTAATCTGTCTAATTTAGACGACAAGGACCCTGAACCAACAGAACAAAGCGGCGAATGGGACGCATCGGTTGAAACTTATGCCGATCTAACATATATTAATACAAGCGACATATCAGGCTCTATAAATTATTTGGTCAAAGCAGACGAAACAGCAAATGGATTTTGGGCGATATACACATGGGATCATTCGGGTGAATGGTCAAGGACCAAAATTCAAACATACAACACTTCAAAATATTGGAGTTACATAGACTGGTATAAAACTGACGGAGACATGGAGCATGGTCCAACAACAAAAATTGACAAACAGGTGCAATTCGAATATGAATTGGATTCTTTAGATTTGGACATAGGAAAACACGTAAAAGTAACGTCTGCTGACACAGGAGGCTGGAAACTCTTTATGAAAACAGCATCCGGCTACGAGAACGTAGGGACAGAAAACGGCACAATAAAGTTGTCTGAAAAACTTTATGATTATTCTCTAGATGCCACAGGATTTGCAGGACAAGATAATTTTGATGATAATTTCTTTGATCAAACACCTAGTATAGAAACAAGGAAAGTTTTAACTGCTTTGAGGGATGACATATTGGTCAACGAAAGGGCAGTAGAATACAACAACATGTTTTTTGTTGGTATAAGGAAAGTGTTAGCAGAACAGACATACGTAGACTGGTTGTTCAAAACAAGTTTTATCAATATTAAAAGTTCTGTCAGAGAACTCGACCAAAGAAAAACTTATAGTGCTGGCACAGACGATTGGATTGAAGATTATATAAATGAAGTAAAACCATTCCACACTAAAGTTAGAGAATACAAATTAGGATACACAGGCACCGAAACTCAAGATGGAATATTTACAGATTTTGACAATCCGCCATTCTATGATGCAGACGAAGGCAAAATTAGATCATTGAATGTTTCTAGGGATTCGGCAAAACTAGACGAATATCCATGGCAGATGTGGAACGACTATCATAAGAAACACGTAGAGTCGATCACAGTGGTAGACGGGGGTTCAGGTTACACAAAAGTTCCAACTGTAACTGTCGTTGGAGGAACTGTTACATCAACGGGTCCATTCCAGATTTTAGGATTGAGTGCATCAGGAAGCACATCAGGACAATACGGATACTTTTATCCTTTATTCACAGATGAAACTAGAGCAAAAGTTTGGGATTCGCAAAACGGCGGCACAGGCACAGTGCATACACACACATTTGATGGGTTATCTGACACATTCTATATGCCTACTGCCACAAGTTTCCATGCACAGAACACAAGGTCTACTGCGTACAAGATGTACGAAACACCGGCCACGACAGCGGCGACTGCCAAAGCAAATGTAGTGGATGGTAAGGTAAGTTCGATCACAGTGACAGGTGTTGGTGCAAATTACACAGCGACACCAACAGTGATAATCACAGGCGGCACAGACACAGGAGCCAATCCTTCGAATGTGGCCAAAGCATATGCTAACTTGAATAACGATTTAGTCAGAGACATAGATACCACGATAAAATTTGACAGAATAAAATCTACAAGTTCGGTCGTTGATTGGGAAGCATCTACTTCTTATGCGTATGGACAGTTGATAAGACACAAAAATCAATTATACAAGGCGACTAGTGCGTTTACGTCCACAACGAAATTTGACGACAACATAGATGACCTACACAGGATGATAGGTGATGAGACAGGTTTGACAGCGGCAGACAGGACAAAAGGATTCTACACGCCTATGTCCGGAATGCCAGGCAACGAATTGTCTCAACTTATGAAAGGTGTAGATTACGGTGGAACAATGGTCACAGGTCTGTTGTTCAATCAAGGCCAGGGTTGGGATAAGCAAGGGTGGTACGATTTTCCATGGGACAACTATGGCGAGTCAGACATCATAAAATTTGTTGCAGACGGATCTACAGCGACTTACACTTTCAGCACAGCACCTGCTTCGACAAAAGTATATCAAGTATACATCACAGAAGACGATAGTTCAAGAAGGAAACTAGACGACGTATTCCGTGGCGATGGGTCTACTACAACTTTTACTTTGAGCGAAACACCAAACACAAATGCTTTGGTGGAGTTTATTCCTTTTGATAGCGACGGTGTAGGAACACCAACAGATGATAGAACAATCGATTCGATAATCAAGGGCGGGTTGTTTGGATCTGCCTTAGGTATAGCACCAAGTGATATTGTCTTAGAAGGTGACGATTTCGTTAATCCAGACACAAGTTATGCACCAGAGGAAGCGGTGCCAGGACAGATGTTTGACACTGTTGATATCAAAGTTTACACGTCACCAGAATCAGGAGTTCCATTTGTGAGTGAGAAAAATTACAGAGGAAATGGTTCAACTAGAATATTCTCAATAGGAGATTATCCTGGAACGTTGGGATCGGTCACAGTATCGGTGGACGGAGCAGTTAAAAAACTTTCAACTGATTACACAATTGACGTACCAAATAAAACCATAACTTTTGGCACAGCGCCAGCAAACAACACAGTTATATCTACAAAAGTTTTTGCGATTTCTGGAGAAAATTACAGAGTGCTAGATCAATACACAGGTGATGGAAGCACAGTGACATTTACGACATCAACTAGAGGTGAATTCAATTTAGATTCAACATCTTCGGAAATTTACATAACAATCAATGGAGTGCCTAATTCCGCGTACTCAACAACTACCACTGCAAACACAATCACAGTTACATTTGATTCTGCTCCGGCGGCCGATGCTCTGATACAGATAGCAGGATTTAACAAATCAACAACTACCACTCGAAGTTACGCAAGTATAAGAAGTCAGGCAATAACATATGACGGATCAACAAATCGATATACCTTGACTTATCCTCCGGGAGCCATAGGCCCATATTCAGGTTTGACAATTATAGAAGTAAATGGTAGAGTGTTGAGAGGTCCTGATAATACCTACTATGTAGGCGACGGAAGCACGTACACGTATGGTGTTGTGTCGGGACTAGGTGAAGACTCAACAGTCGATCCAAGCAAAACTATTACTAACGCAAATCAAGTAGAGGTGTATGTGAATGGTACGAAGAAAGATCTGAATACTGATTACACGGTGGACACAGGAAATCAAAATATAAACTTTGTTCCAGGTGCTGTTCCCACTTCAACAGATGTGATTGCTATATCCACATTAGTAGACAATCATTATTACAACAACGGCAACGACATAATAATAGATCCTTCTGCTATTGCTTCTTCTGGATACAGCCTCACTGCCAATGACGTGATGACAGTAACAACATTTAACAACGCATTAGGCATGAAACAAAGAAGAGAAGTGCTTGAAGGTGTACCTAGTGGTGAATTCTATTTGAGATTTGCGCCATTGAATTCGGATTATACATTTGTTTGGTACAACGGACACCAATTGGTACAGAACGTAGACTACACATTGAATGAATCTAAGATCACAGTCTATGGCAAAACTATAACATTCTCAGACAGGTTGGACGTTATGTATTTTGCAATGGAGTCCGCTGTAGGCGCCACAGGATTCAGAATATTCAAGGATATGTTGAACAGAACTTTTTACAAAAGAATATCAAAATCATCTACAACAAAAATTGCAGAATTTGTTTACAAAGATGCAAAAACAATAGAAGTTGAAGATGGGTCAGTTTTACCTACACCCGACATTACGAACAATCAGCCGGGTGTAATTTTCGTAGACAAAGAGAGAATAGAGTACTTCACTAAATCAGGAACTACATTAGGACAACTGAGAAGAGGTACTTTAGGTACAGGAATTAAGGATCATGGATCAGGCGTCGAAGTGGTAGATGCGTCTGGTACTCAAACCATTCCTTATGCGGACACGGTGTATACCAACACTTTCACAGGTGATGGCAGTACAGTGACGTTTGCTCTATCACAAACACCAGCCTCTGCTAGTGAGTTAGACATATTCATTGGTGGCCAACGATTGTTGCTTACTAGCGAGGATGGATCAACTTTAAATTACTCTGTGGACGGAAGTACAACTGCTGTTACTATACATACAACAGCACCTGCTTCAGGCACACAGATTAAAATATTACACAAGAGAGGACAGGTATGGTACACGGCGGCCGACGGTAATCCTGCTGATGGTAAAGGATTGCAGGGTAGTACGACTCAACAGGCTAAATTCATAGCACAAGAGCCAACAAATGCACCTGAATAAATACACTAGATGACACAGAATGACAAACAAACAGAATCAAAAGAAGAGAACAAAAAACCCCAAGATCAAAGCGGTGTAATGATTGAAGGGCACATCAAAATATTTGATCCCGAGTCTGGAGAAGTTATTGTGGATAAAAGAAATGCTATCCATTACGAAAACATGTCTCAGGCACTTGCTAATTCGCTGGCGAACAAAAGCACAGGGTTTGTCCATGAAATGGCATTTGGAAATGGCGGAACAAGCGTAGATCCAACAGGAGTGATTACATATCTAACTCCTAATTCTACAGGTTCGAATGCCACACTTTACAATCAAACATATTACAAAGTGATTGATGATAATTCATCAACAAATAAAGACACTACCAGAAATAAAATGGAAGTAAGACACACAGCAGGAAACAAGTACACAGACATCGTCTGCACTTGCACGTTGGATTACGGAGAGCCAACAGGACAATCTGCTTTTGACAACACAACAAATTTCAATGGAGATTATGTATTCGATGAACTTGGATTAAAAAGTTGGGAAGGAACAGAAAATGGTTCAACAAATAAATTGTTAACACACGTTATATTCCATCCAGTACAAAAATCTTTGAACAGATTGATACAGATTGATTACACATTAAGAATACAAAGTTTGACAACATTTACTGAAACAAGTTCAACAGCCTTATCAACATCTAATACAATAAGCGGAACTACTTCAGGAAGTAATACCGGATATTAATAAATGGCGTACACAGTAAACAAAACAAATAGTTCAGAATCACCAAACCAATACACGGTTCAGGACCAAGTCCTAAACAGTCAAACCGATCTTAGGTTTATCGGAAAAGGTTATGCAGGATATGGTGAAGTTGTTGCCGAAAACTTTTTACATCTGTTAGAAAATTTTTCAAACAGCAGTGCACCAAGCAGGCCTATCAAAGGTCAATTGTGGTGGGACTCGGGCACATCTAAATTAAAAGTATACAACGGTTCTGCATGGCAGGCATCAGGCGGAAGTGCACCGTATCAATCAGTAGCACCAACAGGATTGGCACAAGGTGACTTGTGGATCGACTCGGATACACAGCAGTTATATCTTTATAACGGAACTGCTTCAGTGCTAGTTGGTCCGCCTAGTTCAACTGGTACTACTAATGGTTTCACTTATGATTCTATTTTAGATTCAACGGACACAACGCAGAACATAACAAAATGGTTCAATGATGGAAATCTAATTGCAATAATATCAGATGCGGCATTCACTCCAAAGGTTGCCATATCCGGATTTGCTACTGTGAAAGTTGGAGTTACACTGTCCACAGCAATTACAGATAACAAGTACAATGGAACAGCCACAGACTCAGATGCATTGGGAGGCGTAGCGGCGGCAAACTATTTCCGTTCGAATGCCAACGATACCACTTCAGGTACAATCAGCGTAGCCAACGATGGTGGTATAGTTGTGGGAGCAGACAGTGACTTGACAATTACTGTTGACGGCTCAGGCGTAAACTTCGCAAACACAATCCAAGATACTGATTTAATATTCAAAGTTAACGATGGTGGATCTACAACCACTGTAATGACCATTGACGGGTCTGAAGCAAGAGTTGGTATCGGTACATCCTCACCAAGCAACAAATTGCAAGTAGTTGGAGGTGTTACAGCAACGTCATTCACGGGTGACATCACAGGTGATGTGACAGGAAACTTGGCAGGTAATGTGACAAGTTCAGGTGCAAACACAATGGGCACCTTGACCTTAAGTGATAAAGTTATAACACAGGAAATAGAACCCGATGCTGACGCAACATATGACATAGGAACATCAAGCCTAAGTTATAATACTGTGTTTGCAAAGGCAACATCGGCACAGTACGCTGACTTGGCTGAAATTTACGAAACAGATTCGGAATACGAAATCGGTACAGTGGTGGTGTTTGGTGGAGAAAATGAGGTTACACAATCTACAACATCAAATGATACTAAGGTAGCAGGCGTAATCAGTGAAAGTCCGGCTTACCTAATGAATAACGGTTCTCCTGGACAACCGATTGCATTAGTTGGAAAAGTCAAATGCAAAGTACATGGAATGGTATCAAAAGGTGATCTTTTAACCACTTGCGGAACACATCCAGGTTGTGCCCAAAAGGCTTCAACTCCTGTATTGGGTTCGATTGTTGGAAAAGCAATGGAAGATAAAGGCGACACAGGTGAAAGTGTCATTTTAATAAGTGTAGGAAGGTTATAAATACTGGTATATGGCGTACACAATTAACAAAACAGACGGATCAGTAGTTGCTACAATCACAGACGGCACTATTGACACATCAACAACTTTAACATTATTTGGTAAAAGTTATTCAGGTTTTGGTGAACCACTTAATGAAAACCTTATAAAATTATTAGAAAATTCAGCCTCGACAGCGGCTCCCTCTGCACCAATAAAGGGTGAGTTATGGTTTGATGCATCAACAAATCAAATTAAAGTTTATGATGGTACATCTTTTAAACCAACAGGCGGCGCAAAAGGCAGTGCTACCATTCCTACATCACCATCTGTTGGTGATTTTTGGTTGGACACTGATGACGATCAGGTTTTTGTATACACAGGTGATACAAAAAGTCATCAAATCAACAGCGGTTGGGAATTAGTAGGTCCAGTATTTTCCGCTTCTCAAACAGAATCGGGTTGGAGAATAGAAACACTTGCGAGTTCAGGTGGTAACAAAACTGTATCATCGATGTATGCAGGATCCACTAGGGTAGCAATACTATCCAAAGAAAATTTCACACCATCTGTAGCACAATCAGGCTTCGCAGAAATCAAAGCAGGTATCACTCTTAATTCAACGTTGGGAAGTGTGTTCAGCGGAACAACGACTTCGTCAGCGGCTATGGATGTATCAAGCACTTCAAACACATCGGCAACAGTGATTGCTGGTGGAAACTTTTTAAGAGCAGACGCATCGGATACAACAACTGGTGCATTGACTATTGATAATGACACAGGTGTGATTGTTGGTGGTGCACAAGAATTAACAATATCTGTATCCAGCAACAATGTAACTTTAGCACAGACTTCACAGGACAAAGACATAAAAATTACAACAAACACAGGTGGCACTCAAACAGACAGACTAGCAATCACGGGTGCTACAGGTGCCATGGCAATCACAGGTGATGTAACAATCACGGGTAATTTGAACATATCAGGCGAGTACAACAGTTCGGTTTCGAATGTGTCGACTTACGATGATGCGTTCATCAAAATGAATTCAGGAAATTCAGAAGCAGATGCAGGTATGATTGTAGAGACAAGTGACACAGATGACGCTAGACTGTTCTATGATGTTTCTGAGAACCACTGGTCAGCAGGACAGAACCAATCATACTCACAGGTTATAAGATTAGCAGATGCCACAGAGGATGGTGATGCTAACAAAGGTAAAGTTTTAAAAACAACAGCAGGTGGAAACGTTAAAGCAACTTCTATGACACTAGGTGCCGTTGGGTCTATAACGTACACCGATACTTCAAACACAAACGTACCAACCATAGGTGCGGTTGCCACTCTTAGCAATGAATGGGGTGGATCGGCAAAAACGGTTTCTACTTCCCAGCCTACAGGCAGTGATGGCGCTGACGGAGATTTTTGGTTCGTAAGGGAGGCTTAACCTTATGCCTCTAATCACTAAAACTTTCGACTATTCGGGTCAAGTTCAAATAGCAGAATTACCAGCAGGAACGACTACTGTGACCATGCACTTATGGGGCGGTGGTGGAGGACCAGGTGGATT